CTTCGTAGAGTTCTTGAAAGGCGGCGGCGTTGCCACGGAAGACACTCTTAGCATCAAGCACTTCGGCTTCATCTAACACGCCAGCGTCAATCGCATCCCACGCGGTGATCTTTGCGTAGTGCCAATCCGGTTCACCACTTTCGGCTCGTCGTGCCAGTTGGTATGCCCAATTCCGTCTGCCCTTGACATTACCAATCACACGCACCGCACCGCCCGTCGCGGTGATAGTTGTCCGTGCCGCGATCCAAGCGTCTTCTTTGCACCGTGTCGCTTCATCAATCACTAGCGCATAGACATCTTCACCATAGAGGGCATCTGGTTTATCGGCTGACTTGAACGCGATGATGGTGTTCGATGGACGAACGTGAATCTCTAAGTTCTGCTCATGGGATTCATACAGACTGGTATCGAGATATTGCTTGAGTCGTTTGAAGGCGATCTTGGACTGTTCACGAATTGGCGCAATCCACCAGTATTGATTTCCGGCTTTGCCCTGAAGGGCTTGCTCAAACAGCCAGATGATGCAGCCAACGGTCTTCCCGCTTTTCGTGCTGGCTTCAATGACGCTATACCGCGCAGGGCAGAAGATGGCTTCTAGTTGTTTGGGGTAGAGCCACGGTCGAGAGTAACGCGCAATCACGGATCGTTCTTCTCTGTCTTACTCGTTAAGAGTCGCTTCACCAGCGAAGCCTGACGGGGCGGTGGGGGAATGTTGAGCTTGATTTCAATCTCGTTATTCTCACCTTGACCCATGTGTTCCACTTTGTCGCCGTATGTTTCACGGCGATGAGCCTTGAGAATAAAGATAGCGGCAAGGTCGCTCTTCTCTCTGGCTCGGTTATGGAGTGACGCGAGGGTGAGGTCGAGTCCATCTTCAATAGCTTCGTTCCATGCTTCTCGAAACTGTTTATTCTTGTCGCGTTCTCGATACACGACTGCGCGACTGACACCAGCTTTGCGAGCCGCGATGGCAATCACAGGCATCACCGCCAGTGTCGCAAGGAACACAGCCTTCCATTCGCCAGCCGACTTCGGGCTGACACCCTTCTTGCGTCCCCCACGTTTCTTTCGTGGAACTAGCGTGATCGGTTTCTTCGTTGTGCTTGACATCAGTGTGGTTCTTATAATAAAGCACGAAGCTCGTGAATACTTCTCATTTTACCGTTCACATCTAATCCGTAGCCGAACACAAACTTATCACCGACCGCGAATCCAGAATAGTCAACGTCGTGATTCTTCTTTACCAATAACGCCGCAACACCAATCGAGGCAGGTTTATATGACGCAAGATAGTTCTTGACGTATTTCAACGTCAGCCCAGTGTCAACAATATCCTCAACGATAATGACATGGCGACCTTCGATGGCGGTGGTGAGGCCACTAACCAGGTTCACCGTTCCTGTGGGCTGCGTGTGGTCATAGCTATTGACCTTAATGAAATCAATCTCAGGATACAGCGGTGTCCGATACCGCTTGCTCTGTCCGGTGGGATGGCTTAATGCCCGAACCAAGTCTGCCATAAACATGAACGCGCCGTTCAGGATTCCAATCAGGACAGGGTCTTTGTCTGCGTAGTCTTTGAGGATCTTCGAGGCAATGTCGCGAACTCTTTGCGCGATGGCACGGTCGGTCTTGTGTAGTGACCCGTCTGTCGGTTTCATTTAGCAAGCTCTAAGAACTCCATGCGGGTCTCGTGGTGGTCTTTGAACTTGCCACGCATTACCGACGACACCATGACCCCATCGGACTTAATACCGCGCATCGACATACAAGTGTGAACACCTTTCGCGATGACCGTCACGCTTGGGCTGTTAGTAACGCCTGACACCTCAGTTGCGATGTCATCGACAAGGCGTTCCTGAACCTGTAACTGATGAGCATACTTATGGCAGATCCGAGGAATCTTCGACAACCCAATCACGCGATCCTTGGTGATGTAGCCCACTGCGATATCGCACCAGAACGGAAGCAGGTGGTGTTCGCAGAGTGACCAGACACGAATGCCGGACACGACCACCATCTGATCGACTGTCACCGTGTCGAAGGTGGTGTCAATCGTGCCTGGATCGTATCCGATAAACTCCTGCCAATACTTGGCGAACCGCTTTGGTGTGTCTTGCAGTCCAGGTCGGTCGGGGTCTTCCCCGATGACTGTCAGAAGTTGTTCGGCGATGTGTTCTAGTTGTCTATACCGCTCGTCTATTTCCATAGGTCAGTGTATGAAGTCTCGTAGTCACATGATAGTTCCGTGCGATAGCCGCTTCAGCGACATCGGATAACGTCTTCTGCACCTGTGTGGCCTCGATGCCTTCGGGCATGATATAAACAGGACTCAGGGCGTGATTCGTCACCAGCCTGTCTATCTCATCAAAGTCAGCCACATCTTGGACAACAAACTTGAAGCACCGTCGTGGGTGTTCATTGAACGCATCAAGGACCGTCGGCTGATACCGATCACGTTCGGCGTTGCCGCTGTTCTCAAGTTTGGGACTCACATTGTATCGACCGACCTTGAGTGACGGGTTCGGTGCGATGGTGCCAGCGGTCTCTATCTCGCTTGTCCATCCCTGGTCTGCCAGTCTGTCTATAAGTGGAATAAGGCGTTCAGCCTGTAGCATGGGTTCTCCACCGCTGATAACCAGATGACATATTAGCCTCCCCGATTCCATGTTCTTGTGGCTGAGAGCGTGAATACGAGCCTCTACGGCACCAATCTCCATCAGGTGGACTTCCTGTGTCTTGTCATATCGTGTCCAGTCCCACGAGAACGGCGTATCGCACCACAAACACGCTAGATTGCATCCGGCCAATCTCAAGAAGATGCACGGCGTTCCCATCGTAGGGCCTTCCCCTTGAAAGGTTGGGCCGAAGATTTCGTTCACCGCGAGCATGTGGCTTGACATTTTCTAGTTTCCTCGACCACACACCGCACCAACCTACAGCCCGTGCCTTCCAGTGCCACAGGCGCGACGTCGTGAACAAGATGATGTGCCATGTTTTCAGCCGTCGGGTTGAACGGCGTGACTACTAGGTCATCAGGAAAATGACGATGAAGCACCGCTACGTCAGGGTCATCCTCGTAAATCAGAAACCGATGATCCCACTGGGACTCTAACCAGTCACAGAGGCGGTTTTTAATGGCTGAGAAGTCTAAGACCCGTCCGATATCGTCAAGCCCTGTATCCAGTTGCACGGTGAAGTGGATACGATAGTTGTGACCGTGTAGATGCCTACATTTATTCTCGTGGCCTGTAACTTTGTGACCAGCACTGAAGTCATGGTATCTGGTGGCGACTACTGACATACGAGCGCGACCTCTAAAGCGCACTCAGGGTACAGGGCGGCAATGGTGGGAAGTGCTTGCTCACGCGGCATGATCTTTAACAGCATTTCAGCTTTTTGAAGTGACTCTCCTGAGAGAACCGCTTTTAGATGCCGACACTTTGTTGATAGACCGATAGTCTTCTTAATTGACCAACCAGCATCCTCTAACCAGGAGTGAAGTTCTGTCATCTTCGGCTCATAGACATGTGCCGCATATTGCGCATCGTACCCACTTGCACCTTCCTGTGTCACCGGACACGTTAGGTACAGAATTGCCTTGTTCGTCGCGACCGCACGACATTCCCGCAGCGAGGCTTGTTGCGCCTCGATTGCCATGTGTTCAATGGCCGACGTGTATACCACTAGGTCAAACCGTCCACTCAGATGCTGTGACATCTCCGCCACATTTGCTTCGACGAACGAGACAGGAAAACCCCAGTCCTTCTCTTCTTTTGATCTTCGAGGGTCTAAGCCTCTCGCAAAGACAGCGTTCTGTGAATGGATGTCAACACCAACATAGGCGCGGCACGTTTTTGAACGGTAACGTAGAAACGGAATCAACAACCCTCGCCCACAACAGACATCCAGAACCCTGCCGTGATTCGGCATTAGGTCGGCCGCGAAGGCGTGTTGAAAGTAGCAGTGAACATCAAGTTCTGACGCAACGCCATCGTAGAACTGTCGAAAGCAGTTCCTCATCTGATACGTTGTGCATAGCACCTCTTTTCGATCTATGTCATCCGTGATCTTTGGCACGATCCTACTTGACAGGGTCATGGTCACTCCCGTTGGCGGTAAGGCTCCATCCAGCGTGGAGCATATATCGTTGATACTTAACCCACTCGCCGAAATTGTGCATAGCGGTTTCACGCGCCTTTAAGCGTGTTCCGGGGGGACACTTAACCTTTCTTAGACCTGCACCGGTAAAGACATCAAGGTAACCAGCACGATTGCCCATTGTCCAGTTCGTTGAGTCCACCGAGTCAAAGCGGTAGTTGGTGAGTCCCGATGTTGGCGCAAAGCCTAACCCGTGAACCCTAGTTCTAGTCTCATGGGCAATGTCGCACAACTTGTTGAGGTATCTATACTCCTTACGATGAATGGCCTTAATTGCTAACCCACCGATAGCGACATACGGGTAGTCCTTCACCATTCCTCGCCAGTAGTCAAGGCCACGACTACGATGCCAGACTGGAATGCATTGCCGTCCGGTACGTGCCTCAAGCGTATGACGTAACTGTTCAACACGCGAAAGACCTACAGCCACGTCAATATCAAGTTCAAGAAAAAGGTGTATGTCATGTTTAAGAATAAAGTCTGCATAGCGACACACGTAGTCATCCCAATCCGTTGACGCTTTAGTGTTAACACTTTTGGTCTTTTGTTTTATAAACGTGAACGCACCGGAGTCGAGCATAAAGTTCCAGACCTTGTTGTCGATGTATGGAAGCATCCAATCTTTTACATAAAAGAATGACTCAAGAACGTAGAGTCCTGGCTCTGCCAGTTTTGCTCTGCCAGGGTCAACAGGCTTGTGATGGCATAGCCCGTGAAGCGTTCCCGTTGAGACGAGGTAGTTGTCCATTATCAACCAGTCACGCGAAGCGATTCCGGCGAGGTAGTTGTCCATTGCTTCTTCAATGAAAACACGTCCATATCTACCCGTGACGAGGTAGTTATCCATTCATCCTTCCATGCACTACTTTACCTGTAGCACTTTAAGGATGGCTTGCTCTGGAGATTTCCCATGTGCCGCTAGTGCTGTGACTACCGCTTGATGATCGTCAGGAGAAAACTTCAGCGTCAGCGTTATCGTTTCCTCTTGGTTGGCGTTCGGGTCATTCTCAAAGAATTGGTCGAGGTCAACATGTTCTGCACTAGCGAGAATTGACTGCAATTCCTCATCGTAAAAGAATGACGAGAGGTCGATATTGTTGTTCGCGTCTTCGAGCAATTGCTTGGCGTCCCAATCAGCGAGTTCACCTGTGCGGTTGTCATAGATGGCCAGGTCGCGCTTCTGAGCCTCTGACAGCCCCGTACGGCGCACCGCAACAAGTTCTGACCCCTTAGCCTCAACCACCTTGAGGTCGGTGATACCAGCCTCGCCAGCGGCTTCTATGGTCGCATTACCAGCCAGTACTTCGTTGTTCTCATCAATGACAATCGAGCGACCGGTGCCGACCTTGTGCAACGCCTCGACAATCATGCCGACGTTTCTCGGCGTGTGCTTGCGTCGATTCTTCGGGTCAGGAACCAAGTCCTTGATGTGAGTAAGCGGCTTTGCTTCTTTTTTAGGTGTCACCTTTTGGGACTTTCCTCTCTATCACGCATACGCCTCTGACTCCTGTTTTAGTGAATCCCGATACAGATGCTGCTGGTGTTTATAGTGCCGCAACTCATCCGGTGGGCGAAGCTGACGAATCTTCTTGGCATAGGCTTCACCTGTTGAGAATGTCTTCAGATAGGCGCGGTCAAGAATCTCGTGATAAAGACACCAGCCAACAAACGTGTAGTCTGTTTGAATATCCTGCTCCGTGTGGTCCCATGTTTCACAGAGCATAAGTGCATAGGCATCAACCATGTTCGCATCTCGGCTCTTTTTGAGCGGCACGATGAGATGGTCAGTGCGTCTGGTGACAGCCTTCACGTCAACACGTACACCAGAAGGCAAGACACAGTCGTGGCCACCGGAACGCGGTTCAGTCGTCAGGTCTGGATAGGTATTCAGTAACTTAGCGAACGCCACCTCTGCACCGAAGCCACGTCGCTCCATGACCATCGGGGAAGCATCGGCATAGAGCGCATCAGTCACACCGGCCTTTCGGTTGTTGAGATACCGGCAGTTCGAGACAAATTCGACGAGACGAAGTTCTGTCGTGTTCAACGTCGTGCTGTTATCCACCATAACCATCTCCTTGTGACGAGACACATTCCTGTACGTTTACCTCACAGACGTTCGCAACCGATTGACCCAAGACGCTGCCGACCCGCTTTGCGTCAGCAGCAGTCATACTCGCTATGATATTCCCACAAGCTCGGTGCAACAAGACTCCCCGCTGATAGGCTTGACCTAATACTGCATCGAGTTCTCCGTCAGTCAGTCCAGCCAATCGAAAATGCACCGGATACCCTTCCATCACACTGGGCGTTCCACTGGCCTCAGCATGAAAGGCCTCGCGTAGAATGTAACCCCGCTCCCACATCCGTTCACTGATAGACTCCGTGCGATACCGCGTGATAACTTCCCTGGCGGCTGATAGTCCTAGAAGTGACCCCCCAAAGGTGCTGCTGATGAGGTGTGCTTCTTTCATCACATCTTTAGAGCCACAAATGGCTGCAATAGGCACACCGTTTCCGAGTCCCTTTCCAAAGGTGGCGATATCGGGCAACGTATCCCGTGCCGAAAACAGACTTTGCGAACCGGCCAATGCATGGCGAAATCCAAAGATCATTTCGTCAAAGATAAGCAAGGCCCCGTGTGCATGTGTGAGGGCTTTAACTTGACGCACAAAATATCGCTCGTCATCTTGTGGGACGCGTTCCAATCCAATCGGCAACACGGGAAACCGATAAGGCTCAATTAATACTGCCGCTGTTTGTTTTGTGATTTTGCTTCGCAGATCATCTATGTCGCCATGTTTGAATGTCTGAAGACTGGCAGCCATGCTTCCATAACAGTCGGCAAAATCTTGAGGATTCTCCGTGCCGTCCATAAGGATGGGTTGGCGATACTGTGACTGGAACCATTCGTGCCAGCCATGATATGCGGTGTCTGCGACGAGAAGATTGCTTCGTTTGGTCACACTACGGGCAATCTGGACCGCTCCTTGCACCGCCTCACTCCCGGTCATCACGAAACGTGTCATTTCTGCACAGGGAATCACTTCTGATAACAGCGTCGCGACCTCATTTTCAAGACGATGCGGCAACGACAGAATTGACCCGAGCGCGAGTGCGTGACCAACGGCCTTGGTGACTCCGATGTCTCCATAGCCAAGTGAAATCGCACCAAGCCCCGCCACTAAGTCAATGACCTCAGAATAATCAGAACACACGACACGACACCCTGCTCCCGATTCTGCATAGCGGGGATAAACATGTGTTGGCCCAACCGCTCCGAAGGCTTTTGATCGTGTTTGAGTATCGAGTGGTGTGTGTAGCATCGTGTTATATCTCTTTCAGTATTCCGCACAGTCGCGCTGCCTCTAGAACATTCTGTGCTGAGTAATCATCAGGCACCAGATATCCCCATACCCGCCGCACACGGTCGAGGTCTTCCTGTCGATCTACGCTGAGTTTGAGATAGCCATAGTCGTGTTCGGACAAGACATCATGAGTCTCGCAGTTGGATCGAATCCACGGCGTAACGTGTTCACGGTCATGGCGAGTATTCACACGTTGAGCCGCCTGATGTAAGACTTCCGCTGCCATCACTTCGGTATCGAACCCATCGGGCCATCGTGCCTGGCGACCGACATTCGACACGTAGTCATAGGTCGACTTCAGGTATTCGCCTAAGACGTATGACGACACATCTGAGGCCAGCAACGGACAATCGCCTGTGATACGCATCACCACATCGGCTTTCATAAATCGTGCGGCCTGATCCATCCGTCCTAAGACATCCCACTCCTCCCCACGATAGACACAGATACCACTCGATGGACGTTCAAAAACCGAAGCCAGTTGGTCATCGTGTTCGTTGACACTGGTAACAAGACAGATTCCGGTAAGTTTTTCCACATGAGAAACACGGGTGACCACATGCTGAATCATGGACTGTCCGGCAATTTGAGATAGGGACTTCCCCGGCAATCGCTTAGATCCCATACGAGCCTGAATCAACGCGACAACTCTCAATGCACTACTCGGTCCACAGGACGTACGTCACATGTATAAATCGGCTGCACGAAATCCTCACCGCCGAAGCCGCGCCGGAAGAATTCGATATTAGATTCCTTCTTAGTTACGCCGACACCTTGATGACCCATCTCGTAATACGTCACACCGAGTCCCTTTAAGTGCTTTATGACGGCCCACTGAATCGCATGGGAGACGTTTGGTGTCAGACTGGCGGCACTGGCATAGTAGGCGTATCTTTTGTCTCGAATAACATACGCAAATCCCACCGGCTGTGTAGTGTCTGGGTCACGAGCAATGAACCAGGATGCCTGATTCTGTTGCGCCCAAGCATCCTGGTAGATCCAAGAGTCTGTTGGTCGTGTCTTTCCACCGGCAGCCCGTTGATGCAAATCCTGACAGATTTTTCGTGCTTCAGAATGTGTCTCTGTTCCGATGTTTAACTTTGAATCACGGATAAGATGCCGATACGATTTCCTCATGTCATGCCATAACTGATCTTGTTCTTTTTGCAGATTAATGATTCGCGTTTTATGTCCGACATCTACCCACTGGCCCATCAACGGACTGGCGCATGTGTGGGCGTATCCCCACGCACAGATAAGTGCCTTCCGATCTTGACCGGCCATGACCATTTCTTGGTCTGTGAATTCCGACTTGAAGTGAGGATGCCAGATGGCACTCTTTAATCTGAGACTGCCCGACTTTTCACACCGAGCGATTAGTCCTGCTCTGCATTGCTCGTAGTCAAAATCGTAATGCGAATCATCACCATCAGGCGGTAAGATGGCGGGGGGTGGTGCTGGCAAATCACCAAGCCCGTATTCCAAATCATCAGGATTGTATGTCAATAACTGGGCCGCGTGGACCCGATATTCCTTGTCGACTAATGCCCACGAATGGTCTTCAAGTTTAGGATTTCGTGCCAGTTCATAATCACGCCATTGCGGACGTGACCAAAACCACAACGATTGCGTGGCATCCACAATGTGATTCACTTGGTCTGCTAGATGGTCTGTATCGAGCGGGACAAGCGATAGTCTAACGTCCATAAATCTCCGCGGTTATGACTGACCCAAAATCCAGCACCACAAAAGGCCGACAACGATGCTGCGTTGGCGTGTTTTATCTGTGCCTCCAATGATCGTAAGTTCAGGTGTTCGGCATACGAACATAGAGATTTGAGTATTGGAGTAGCATATCCTCGCCCACGATATGAGGGGCCAACCGTAATGGACACGCGACCGTGTCGTTCAGTGTCTCTATTGACAGAATGAGATGTCTTGTGAATATCAGCACCATGATCAATGCGACAGGTTCCAATCGCAAAATACAGACCGTTGTTCGTTTGTGTTTCAGCCATCAACAAACAACGTGTCTCAGATTTCATTGACTGCCAACACCACTGAACATGGTCGTCGTAATCAATTTCGTCTTGGTTCAAAGACCATTTACGAGTATCCCCGTCATTGGCCCACTGATACAAAAGATTGATGTCGGTCTCCGTCGCCAGGCGAAGGTGTATAGACACGTCATGCCGCCAATCGCATTCACCGCCATTCACTTTGTTTGAACGACCCTAAAACCACTAAGCGATTGTTCAGATTGCGTTACCGCTTTCTTTCCAGAGCCGAGCATTGATATGGCCTCTTTCGCATTTAACACATACGACTGAAATTGATCCGATGTCATGGCATGTGGATAGTCTGGATTATCTACATCTGTTGTCCTTAAACGCAAATGCGCCTCTAAAATTGTGGCTCCAGCCATCACGGCCAATGCTCCACTCGACACATAATTCGGATTCGTATGGTCAGAAAAACCATCAAACGAAATGCTCTTTCTTTTTGAATCAGCTAAAGAAATCCCATCAGTCTTATTTGCGTCGAGTTGCGTGTGGACTGTCGGGCTGATACGAGTTCGCAGCACTGATAAATTGCAATCGGCCAATGGTGTCGGATACGCACTCACGCAATGGAGCAACTTCACATCATCAGCAGAATATCTGAGAAGAAATTCCAAGTCTTTTTCTTCAGTGATGCCCGTGCTGAGATAAACAGGTTTCTTGTGACTCAGCATCGCATCCAGTAACTCAATATCCCCACATTCAAAAGATGAAATCTTAAATGCGTCAACATGCGGAGCAATAACTTCGACATCTTCAGGTAGATACACACTACACAGATATCTGATGTTGTGTTGCGTTGAGATTGTTCGTAACTGTTCGTGCCAATCTTTGCTCCATTGCAGATATTTCCTGTAATGAGATAGATACGGGGTCTTGCTGGCATGTCTGCGTCGAGCCATCTTCGTCGCACTCGATGTCCACTGAAACTTAACAGCATCCGCTCCAACATTGGAGGCCGTGATAGCCAGTGCGTTCATTTTGTGAAGTTGACCATCTCCACATGAAGCGGCTTCTGCGATAATTGTGAGCTTATTTTGCATCGTTGATTATCCTTATGACTTCTCGACCGTCTGTTAGTTGTGCAGCCCCTGATTGACCATTCAGTCCCCACGTCAAACCAATGAAGTCCCGAAGTTCAGTTATATACATGTCGTGAATGTGCTTGGGTTTTGACTTCCAGTTTCTGGATGTGACGTGATCGTCATCCCAGAATATCTTGATATCGCGCAGTTCATCGTCCGGATGAGACACATATTTGAGATCAAGATTGACGTGAAATTCTGCATTCTGAACTGGAGCCGCCGCTGGTGATAGTTCTGGAGTTGATGTCAAACACAACCATGCCTCCGACGCATTGACGACTGCCTTTTGCACTTTGTCTGAACCGAATAAATATCTCGCTAGATCGATTTCGTGAGACATTTCGTAGACTGCATCACCGTAAGTCGAGGGATTGCCCGGCCACATACTCACGCACGAATGACATCGGATAGATGCCCTGACAATCTGCCTGTATTCGTTTGACCTATTCATAATACCAGACACTAATTCACGAATGCCTTCATGGAATCGCCAACAATAACCCATCACGACTGGACGGTCACCTGCCAACTCAAGCAATTCGTCGGCCTCTTCTAAGGTATGACATAAAGGCTTCTCGATGAACACCGCTGCCTCAGTTTCAGTAAGCACCCTCTTCGCCATATCAAAATGCGTCTGATACGGCGTGCAAATCATCACGCTAGCGGGGGAAAGTTTTAATGCGTCGTCTAGTTCTAAATTCGATTCGACAATGGGATCAACGATGCCAATTTTCTCCTTGGCGATGCCAATATAGAGGGTGTTCTTATAGTGGCGTTTGCCAATGGAACCATGCCCGATGATTAGAAGATCCATCAGTATCCGTCGCTCTCTGCCTGGATCACTAATTCTCTGAGTTCATCGCAAGTCAGTTGGTGGAATGCATCGTTGCTGCAATATGTAAATGCGTCAGGTGCAGCATCGCCCATCATCCACTTAGATCGTGTCCACGTTGGTTGTGGGGGTGCCACCATCAAGACATCGTGATTGCGATGGATAAGTGTTCTCGAAATTTCTTCTGTGGATACAAGTTTTTCGTGGAGTTTTTCCCCACCCGCTCTGATACCAGAAATAATCGGTTTCGGCGCAGTATTTTTCTCTCCCAACAACCCATGCACCGCACCGAGTAATGATTTCACTGGTGCTGCACCGATCCTGGGGATGAAAATCTCACCACCTTGCATGTTATCTATTGCCGTCCAGACCAACATGACAGCATCGCGTAATCGCATCCAGAATCGAGTCATTCGCTCATCAGTCAATGTCACTTGCTGTCCTGACTGAAGGGCTTCTTTCCATAATTGAATAACTGAACCACGCGATCCGAGAACATTGCCATAACGAACCACACAGGACTTGAAATCTTGATCGTATGCATTAGCACCAACAACAAATCCTTCGGCACTGGCCTTTGTTTTGCCGTACTGGTTCATTGGTTCAACTGCCTTATCTGAACTAATAAATACAAGTCTTTTTACACCAGAAGCGAGACATGCATTCACGACATTGACTGTGCCGACCGTGTTGGTCTTTATAAGTTCGCCCCCATCAGTATGGGCATTGACTCGCTTTAATGCTGCCGCATGAATGACCACATCGGAACCACGAAATGCTTGACACAAACGATCTACATCCCGAACATCTCCAAGATAGGCTCTGAATTCTGGATAGTTGGCAAATTCAAGGCCAATCTCGTCGGCCTTAACTTCATCGCGAGATAACGAAATCAATCGTGTCACATCGTCGCGTTCTTGTTGACAGTACCGGGTGAAAGCTCGACCAAAAGAACCAGTCCCGCCTGTGACCACAACCTTCAAGTTACTTCACCTCGCAGTTGAAGTTGGCGATGCATTAAATGTCTGACGTAAGATTTCTTTAATTCTTCAATGTTGTCCTTTTTCTTCTTTACTGGTGCTGTAATTTTATGACCACGTAACTTTGCAATCTCGGGATCATCTTTAATCGCTAACAATTTCACGTAGGCATTAAGACGATCAATATCTATGAACATGTATCTATGCTTCAAATGTGCGCCCACACGATGGACAGACAACTGATAATCCAGTTGAGTTTGAGTCATTCGTCACAACCGCTTCTGGCTTCGGAGACAACCCTCGTAAATCATCACGACTTAAACCTTCAGCAACGGCCCGTTCAAGTAAAACATTTCTTAGATCTATGTCTTTTATCTTGGCTGCCTCTTGATGATGCGACCAAGATAATTTAGTTGCAAATGGTCTGTCGTTCTGTGGATAGGCCTTACTCACACGTACAGCCTGAGATAATGACCAATAGGATTTCTGAGTCAATTCAATTGCCTGTGAATAACTTTCTCCATAATCTCCGCGTGTTTCTCCATACAGCAATAAATCACCAATCGCCCACATGGACACATTCGCCAATTGATAGCACTTTTGTAGCGAGCTACAAAACTGTTCGATGGTTGGTTGACCTTCAATGACGGCACCAGAAGGCGTCAAACTGATCCCCCCGTCAAGTGCGATTGTTCCCACATCAGTTTGTTCTACGAGTGATTGGCTCATCTTTTCTCCTTAAATTTTACCGACTTCGTGAAGTGCATCCAGGACCTTTCTTGTGTCCTTGACATTTCTCACGATCGCCACTGGGCGACCCGTCCATGCTTGGTGCCACCTCTCTTGCAGTGCGTTCAGCTTTCCTTTTGGTGATTTGATTTCTACTAGTGTTGTCACCCCGCAATAACCGACAACGATGTCTGGCACACCATCACCCAATGATGCGATAGAAAAAACGGTGACGCCTTCTTGTTTCCTGAATTCTTTAACGATGTCTGAGTGGTTTAGATCAACCTTCGCGCGAAACACAATCACACCAGTCTACGTTGAACATTGACTTTGCCATTTGCCCCAAGTTGTTCATCCACAGGCACAATATTATTGGCAAAACAGCGGCCCTTCAATCCGCTCATTTGCTAATCGGATGTAGTCAGCGTTGAGTTCAATGCCGACGAACTCCCGCCCTAACTTGCCAGCCACCAGTCCCGTGGTGCCACTACCCGCAAAAGGATCAAGAACGGTATCGCCCTTCTTACTGCCAGCCTTGACGCACGGTTCGACGAGCGCAGTCGGAAACGTCGCAAAGTGCGCTTCGCGGTAGGGTTGCGGGTTGATGGCCCACACAGAGCGGAGGTTGCGGGTGGCTTGATCGCCCAGTGTGCTTCCTTCTACATTCTGGCCTGTTGATTTTATTCGCTCGACGGTGTCGTTGTATTTCCAAGTATTGACGCCACGTTTACGCTGCTGGCTCCATCCACTCTCAACCCCAGTTTCTCGCACCGACTCAGCGTCATAAAAGTACCGCGCTGACTTGGTGAGCAGGAACAGGTATTCGTGCGATTTGGTCGGGCGGTCGGTCACGGGTTCAGGCATTACCGATCCAGCGTAGTCAGGACAGAACGACACGCCTTTGGCCCACACGATGTCGCTGCGTAGATACCACCCGTCAGATTGGAGCGCGAACGCCACGCGCCACGGAATGCCGACGAGATCTTTCGGCTTAAGTCCTTCTATCTTGGCATTGACCGCAACGACTTGGCCGTTACGACCTTCGGGGTGTTTTGGGTCTGTATAAGCCCCCTTGCTCCCTGTCCCGCAGTATGAGTCACCAAGATTGAGCCACACCGTGCCATCGTCGCGTAGCACACGCTTCACCTCGCGGAACACCTCCACCATCGTGGTCACGTATTCCTCTGGTGTCGGCTCAAGGCCAATCTGACCCTCCATGCCATAGTCACGCAAACCCCAATAGGGTGGAGAAGTCACGACGCACTGCACCGATCCAGCGTCGAGCGTCGGTAAGATGTCTCTGACATCACCCTGCTTTACCATTCATGTCCACACTGAGGGCAGGTTACTTTAATGATCCGTTCAGTCACTTGCCTGTGACAGGTGGAGCATAACATTATGCAGTTGAAGGAATTGAAAATTTCTTCAGGTGGTTTTCCCCTTAATTGAGACCTGCTTTTCATCTCATGCATCTCCAGAAATACGGTACTAGCACATGCACGGCACCGCCTATCCCTCTTAAGAACTAATTGCCTTGTCCTGGCGATGTGGGCGTTTTTCACCTTGCGTCTGTTTGTCTTTTCGATCTTTCTGCGAATGGGTTTTGCAAACTTCAAAGGCATGACTTTGTTTAGGCCTGGGAAAAAGGTGACGTTGAGGAAATCGGAGCAGGAGTTGGCAATCCCGCCACGAAGCCATCGCTGGCGCGATGACCCGCGGAATTTCCCCAACGTCATCCACATTGTCTCATATGAGGTAGCGTATGAGATTACCTGTTCTTTTTTCTACGGGTTTTCAATTTACTTTGGGCGCGGTGTTGTTCTAGTCGAGGATTAGTGTGCCAGCACACGCAGTGTTCTACCCATGTGTGGTCGTATAGATAGAACTGACGTTGCTTACAACTGGCACACAGTTCTTGTCTTGTGCAGTCATATTCACGCCAGCCTGTATCCTGACACTGATGACAATGAAACAACGGTATCGGCCCATCAGGAATGATCCGACTATATCTATCGGCAACTTCAGCACCGAATTTTCCCTCCAGTGACGCTAAAAATTTCGCCCTTGCTTCGCGTCGTTTGTCCTCCATGACAACATCTTCAGGTGCCGTCAATTGTTTGGTTTGGCTTAATTCACGCACTAGATTCTCATGTGCCAGGTTGTCTGCTAATTGATACCAACTTCCATCATCAGGCATGAAAGGATTCGCTTCCTTGCACAATGCTTGTGCCGCTACTTCAACACTTTCAATCGGTAAATCACTCAGCACTAGAAATGATGCCTCCAGTTTCACCTCATCAGTTTTCGCATTCTTTGAAGAAGCGAGAAAATTAAACACCCTATTAAATCGTTCCGGTGAGTCTCGTGTTAATAGGTAGGTGACCATCTATTCCTCCTTTCGATGGCGTTCGAGGAAGCGTTTACTGGCATCAATCATGGTTAGTGTGTTTTGCGTGAGCTTTGGCTTGTGGTTGACTTGTGGCTCGTCTTCCCATCTCCGTTCTTTGAGAAACCGAACCGCGTGGCAGATATAGCGTTCTTCTACGTTCTCGTCTTCCCATGCCTTTAGATACCTGGTGAGTCCGTCCATGACCTCCCGATAGAGTGGTGTATCGTGTTCAATTTTCAACTTCTTCCAGATTTCAGAAGCCGCTTTCTTGCCTCGATTTCGTGGATACCTCGACCAGAATGATTCAAATCGAACCGTGTACGTACTAGTACTCTTATTAGTACTATTATTAGTACAGTCTCCACTCAGCACCAGCCCATCGGTTGTCTGTAACTGCACATCCTTGTGTGGTTTATTAGCGTCAGCTAGTAACATCGATGTTACAGGGGTAGCCACATGGGTATTACTACCCTTCGGTGAAATCAGTTTCAGTTGATACAAGTTCTCGACGTATTGCTGCGGCTTAATGGTCTGGTGTTGCACAGCTAATGCGTTGATGCCGAGCAGTTGTTTCACCCATCGATCTACGGTTGGCGTTGAACATTTCAGAACAGTCGCAAGTTCAGACCGTGATGGGTTCGCTAGCCCATCACGGTCGCACCACTTCGCCGAGAGATACGCATAGAGCCGAATCGCTCCATGCTGGACAGATGATTCAAGAATCCATAACGGAACATGCGCCAGTGGACCCGTGTCACTTTTCAGTGCCATGTATATCTCCTTCCCGCGGGTCTGACAGCATCGCCATGTCGAATCTCGACGACAGTGCGACGATAATGCCAGACAGAAACGCTAGAGCGATGGCAGTCATGGGATACCGTGCCGCCCAATACACCGCCACCGCCCCAAGCAAGACAGACAGAATGTTCCAGAACAAATTCCAGTTCATGACGTGATAACCGTCTTGACGGTTTTGATAGGAGCCACGCCGGGAATTGTCAGTTGTTCCTTCTCCTGTCTCGCTTTGGAATTGAGATACGTCATGTTCGCTTGGAGACATTGTAAATCTGCATGGCCATTGGCTACGGCTCGCACAAGCATTTTCAGATTCACCACCTCAGCACGATAGCTCTGTCTTGAAGAGTGGCCCTGAGGGCGGCTATATGGCTGTTTAACAGGCGTATAAGCGACTGGTAAGGGTTGAGCCTTGAGTGTGTCTGCTACATCAGCGATGACCGTTTTCGTATCGTCTGGAGCTTGTGCCTTCTCTGCTTCAAGTTGGGCGAGTTGACGGTCACGTTGCTGCTGTGCGATCTGTTCCGCTTTCTCCATGGCGGCTTGTAGTTCCTTTTGTGCCTTGGCCTCGCGTTCTTGTTCCCATCCTTGAAGAAGGGCTTGACATGTCTGCTCACCAGATTGACAGGGTTTCAGGTCTGACTTCTCGCTATCGCGCAGAAGTTTCACGGTATCCTGTGCGCTACGTTTGAACGGCATATAGTGGGCTGTGATCTTCTTCCGCATCGCGACGAACAACCCTAGTGCCTGATGCACTGTCTGGTATTGCACTTGGGAACGAATACGCTTCGGTAAGGTTTGTTGAAGCTCGGAAACTTCCTGCACTTCAACTGCATCCATTCTGAGGAAGTCATTGTTGCGTTTGACGAGTTCTGCGTTTGCCATTTCTGCTCTCCTTCGCTTCGTTAAGTATCTCCATCCATGTGATGTAGTCACTGATATCGTCATACTGTTTCAGTGTCCACGTCCCATCGGCTTTGATGTAGAGGCCGATACGAGTCAGCACAGGTGCTGGTTCAATTAACAGGCTGTAGGCGGCAAGCTGATAGCGGTCTGCGTTGCGTGGTGCGCCTGTCTTGATATCAAGCACGACCTTGTCTGGTTTGCCATAAATGAACCCAAACCGATCAACGATGCCGTGATACCCAAGAGCCTCCGACTCCAGTGCCGATTCAATCCTCAGCCATCTCGGTTTTGATGCTTCCACGAAATCCTGCCATGCGTAGCAGTAGCCTTCCAATCCTCTCGGCATTTCGACCTTACGTGGCACTAGACGGTCACGCTCATAATCCGCATTGGCTGTCCACTCATGCACGAGACTTCCACGTTTCAGGGCGGCTGGTGGGACATGCTCTGCCCCACCAAACCGCACCGCCAGGGCGCGAGTCACTGACCAATCAGTCACCCAGTCAGGACGATTCGTTAGACTCATTGAGTCGCCTCGAAATACTCATCGCTGTTCAACCACTTGACGACATCGTTGAAGTCGCTGAATGGAATGTCAGCCGGATCAGGTGAGCCGTAGGTTTTCTCCAAGTAGTTCTGGCAAGCCTCTGGATCGCGACCGTTATTCTTGACTAGAACGTGCCAGTACTTCACCTGCCTCACAGTGATTTTCTTGACGCCATCCTGTGTAGTGTTATCGGCGGCATCTACTTCGGTCTTCTTTGCCGCCTTCCTTACTACCTTCTTTGGTGCCTCCACCTTTGGTGTCTGCACAGGCTCAACATAGACCGTTCGGTCGGCATCGACTGGCATCTCGTCATCTGAAACCTCACCGAATCCAACCAACGAACTAATCGCCCGATTGCTGGCTCTGGTGTGTGCGTGGGCGCGGACATTGTGTTCAGTGCTACGTAACCCGCCACGCGACTTCTCAGAAGCGAAGCATGATCCGTCACCATCGACAAAGGCTCCGCTCTGTGTTGAGGCCCGATACCGCACATGCCATCCCCAATCCACTGACCCGTCTTCTAGTGCGATCTCAACACGTTCGTCGTGGATACATTCAACGGTGAGATTAAACGCGGCTCGTAAGGCTTTCCAGTATCCCTTCTTCCGATACGGCTTGCCTTGGATCTCCATGATTTCCTCTGGCATAGACTCGTCAATGGCGCGCTGAAGTGCCTTGTATGCTTTGAATGATTGAGCGAATTCCGGCCCACTGACTACAGGCATGACCGTGACGGGTGCGTACGGCACCAAGTCTTGGTCTTCAACGACAGGTTGTTCGATGTTCTTCGTTAGCTTAGACATAGCTATATCCTCATCGGAGATAAGAAGTGTGGTAGGATGGAAACACCATTTCGTTTTCCTTTCCCACTGTAAACGGCGCGAAGTCTCCACGCTTCGCGTCGTTTCTTTTTACATTAGAGATGTGTGCGAATCAGTTGTTCAACGGTATCGGACTCAGACAGAAACCGATACTCCCCCTGCCTCCCCTCAAGTTTGTTAGTGGCCATTGGTGTGAGCGTGAAACTCTTGCGCTGACTCTTACCGGGAAACTTCGTACGCTGTGGGCGACGCTGTAGTGTGACAGGCCGCTCTTTTGGATTGTTCATAATGACCTTTCTGGTAGGTTTCGATGTGATACATATTATAGCTCTTACCCTTACTCTATACCGAGGAACCTGATTTCGGTTTTCGTCTTTCTGATAGCGTTCACCAGTGCTTGCATGGCCTCCTTGTATGGCGACCGCATCCTCTTCTGCAACTCGTTCACGTCGTCTGAGATAATGCTCAGGTACACTCCGATGGCTGCTGTGGCCTCCCCGGTTTCCAGACGTGTGATCTCCTTGTCGAGTTCATCCATGTGCGTCTTGAATAGTTTCGACTCAGTGGCCGGGAGAAACGCTCTCGTTCGTGCCAGTTCGTATTTATGAGATTCCAATCTCTTCGTTATCAATTGTTTCTGGGTGTGAACTTGTTCATGCATCTTCATTCTCCTTTTGAGTTCGGTAGTTTTCATGTCGCCAAATACTAGTCATCGAAGATGATTTGACGCACAGGACATTCCTCGACCAGTGTCTCGATATTGGCAACGGTCGAAGCTATCTGGTCGTTGATTGATGCCTTGAAAGACTCGCTGTCCCGCAGGTCTTTCACACTCACGCCACGCAACAGCGTTCGCATATTTGAAACAGCCCCAGACAGTTCAACATCACCTGACAGATTTCGGGCGTTGAATGTCTCCATGAAGTCAGTCAGCTTGGTCAATGTCGAACTATGGATAGGACGTTTCCGAGTGCTACCGTTCGACCCGTTGGGCTGTAGTTGAGATTTGAACTGCGTCACAAATTCCAAGCAGGTGCGACGCATGATAGCCCTTGTATATTCGGTTGCCTTCGCGAACTCTTTTTCTAGCTTGTCGCGTTCACGTTGAAAGACTCCGCTACTGATGTCAGCCAGTTCGCCGGGAACGTCAGTCGAGATATACGACCACTCAATCCCGAATGCCTGAGCGACTTCTGCCACGCTTGGATAGTCATTCTCGCTATATAGATCACCAAGCTGTTCACGGGCCGTGACTTCTATCAGTGTCGGCCACTCGCCACACAACGTCGCGACTTCACCTTTCATCTGTGACACGTAGTCAGTCAACTGGTCTTCGACCTCTGAGACAAACGCAGTCGGCAGGGCATACACCGCACCACGGAGTCCAGTCTCTACAGCGCGAGAGAGTAGATACGACCGTGCTTTGGATTGGATTCGCGTGATGCGCTTGAAAGTGTCACTCTGGAACAACTTCTTGTTGACGCTCACCAGAGTCTTGTCAGCGGTCGTATCCACGCGACCCTTGTCAATCTTTCTGGTCACGCCGAGACAGCGAAAGTGGAGCGAGATAAATACTGCGTTCTTGATAGTTGCCATTCTGTTCTCCTTGAATTGGACACAAGGAAGTTATGTCCAAGTGATGTGCTAGATGCTTCGGTCTACAGCCGAGTGGCTGCACGTTCAAAGGCGCGGGTGAGTCTCTCAATCGCCTTCTCTACAGATTCAATCGTGCGGAGTTCGGTCGTGGTCATCCGTAAGTCGGAGCCATACATAAACATGCGATTAAGAGATTCGAGTCGGCGAATAAATCTCTCCAGCGAAGCCTCAATCTGTTCCTGATTCATTCCGTCCCCTTCCACTAGATACCTTTATAATTCCAGAGCCATTCGCGTTCCACTGCCAGAGCCTCAGCGCGAGATGACTGGGGTGTCATGTGAATAATGGGACCATCGACTGGTGACATATTCACCCGCCACTGACAGTCCCAGTGCCGTGTCCATTCGACGATGCCGATAGCTCGACACCAATGAAACAACCGCCGCAGGACGCGACGGTGCGGCTCGATATGAGAGAGCCTTTGCCGATGACAGACGCCTAGGGTGTGAAGGCTGGCGAGCGGGGGGTCATCAACGAAGCTCAAAGAGCCGTTCTCTACGGTTATACAGACGCGAGGTATACTGACACTCATGACCGCACCGTCGTGGCTGTAGCCGCCCGTAAGCGGCCCTCAGGGGTCATTGTGATGGCAGTCTTCTTCCCTAGTGCCTTCTCTAGCTCTGCTGTGGCTGCCAGACATTCCTTACCCTTGAATCCAGCAGTCTCGACAGAGGCTTCGCCGTCTTCAATCGTCACCGTGATCGTCTTCATGATTTCACTCCAATCACTTGCCTCTGTCCCTTAGCATTCAGACGAGTGCTGACTCGGTAGCCTTTGCGCTGTAGCTGTTTGACGGCCACCCGTTCGGCATACGAGTTCTTGATAATTTCAAGTCCAGCACCATACCGCTTGGCGATACGAGTCCCACTCGCGTAGTTGTCATAGAGCAATCGATACCCTTCACCCGTCGGATTCTTGACGACACCAATTTCGTAGTCGGCTCCCTCGACCTTGATGGCGTGTTCCGACTTGCCGAAGTCATCAGCCTTGAAGCCGTTATCGACTGCCGCCGATGAGCCGTGGAAGTCGTCCATCCACTTCCCATACCACTTGTAGGTGTGCTGACCTTCGC